ATACCCGGAATACATATCCGTTCAGTGTGTCTAGAATAAATCCTCGTGTGCCCACAGCGTTTTTGATTTTCATTTTTCTACCACCCGATATTCAGACTTGGGATAACGTTCTTGCAACCATTCCAACATGCCCGGTTCATTGGGCAGTCGGATTGAATCGTATTTGTTTGTAATATACATTATCTACCTACTGCAATCAGTCGAATTCGTAATGCGTTCAAACTTGACTGGATAGTCATAAGTTCTGCCAACGCCTTAGTGTAGTGTCCATTAGGATGTTTATCATGTCCTAATTTACGATCCACACCCAAAGCCATTTTTACACTGGCAATGGCTGTATCAACTGCTTCAATTCGCGCTTCAAGTTTTTCTAAATCTGTCATTTTCTTTTTCCAATCTTGTTTACAACATCGGCCTTGCTCTGTAGCAGTTGGGCACGGAAGCGACGATATACTCGCAGTGAAGCGACGCTCATAGGATCTTCCTTACCTTCCAACTCTGCTATCTTAGCATCCAGTTCGGCTTCGTGGGCACGATGACGTTCGACATCTGCCTTAAGCCCTTTCGCATCGCCCCAAAAGAATTTCATATCATCCCCACTTTAAAATAAAGAACAGTGCGTCCTTTTCGTTTTTAAATCTATACTCAAAAGGTCCAGTACTCCAACGAGGATTGTTATATCCTTCGTTTCTGTGTCCAAACTGCTTCGAGCACCACTCTATCATTTCATCCTTTTCTGCCCACCAGTCACCACCAGAATAATATACAGTGTATTTCTGGGGAGCAAGTTCTTCACGCACCCGCAGTTCTAAACTACGGGGTCGTCGTTTTCCATCCATCCAAGTAAATGTCACAGGATACAAGCTCGCTATATCGTTGTCAATAATCACGAGCCTGTACCTACATAGCTTGCGGCCATGGCGTGCAAGTCTCGATCACCCTTGGTCATTACGGCCAACAACAATCTCTTTTCTTCCAAGTAAGTCTTGGCGAAAGCAGGATCGTGCGCCATGATGCTACGGCTGTTGGAGATCAAATCAGCCAACTTGATGGTCTGTGCTTCAGCAGGTGCTTCGGCAGTGTGCTCACGGTCCATGGCCTTACGATGAGCACGATTGCCATCTTCGGGCTTAGAAACGTCAGTCAACCATCCAACCAAGGTAGCAATGTCGATACCAAAAGCCATATGCACATCAGTAAATGTACAACCAGTATCTTCCACAACATCGTGCAACCAAGCAGCCGCAACCATGTCAGGAGTACTACCTGGAACGCCGGCTACGATACGGGCAACCTCTGCAGGGTGAACGATGTAGGGCTCACCGGTATACTTGCGCTTCTGCCCAACTGCGGCGTGAGCAGCCATGGCATAGACTTGTGCCTTGCGGACGATGTCCATACCGCTTTGGTCCATTGTAAAATCTTCCATGCTGCTCTCCTTGTTAATAAGTGTATATTATAACACCGAAAGTAAGGCACGTCAACCAGAAAGCAAACTAGATTCTTGTGGACTTGTGTGCATCTAGCGCAAAAGAATTGCTGTAAAACGTCCAACGGTACGGAAATGTGTACTAAAGTTTATCTAAACTGTAAACTCAAGTACTAGTTTTGACTACTTCTAAAACAGTGATTTCCACCACCAAATGCTTACGCAACAGCATGAACTTTCTGAATTTAGCTTCTATATCTCTTTGGATATATTCGTCATGATAGGGCATAGTAGCCACATCTTCATAGGGCACATCTTCTTCGTCCAGTGCTATAAAGCTGAGTTTAACCATGCCCTGTTCAGGCTCTTTAAACAGTTTTGCAAGTTTATTGAACATGCAAATATTTATTAAGCGTGATGCTTTTTGATCTCGTTGTCTTTGATCATGCGTACAGCACGATCCATGGATATAACTATTTCACCAGTTGAGTCCATACCTACGTCCATGCAACGATATTTTTCCATGCCCGTAGCACCCCCGTGTAGGTGTCCGAAGAAATGCAGTGCTCCGCGGTGCATCTGATCCCATTCTAAAAACGGATAGTGAGACATAATGATCTTATGTCCGTCATAGGTAATGTCCAAATACTTATGTACTTCTGCAAATGCACCTCGAAATGTAGCGTCCTGCAAAGTCTTTCGATCGTGATTGCCTTCGACTAAAATCTTTGTGCCGTACAATCGATTAATCATCCTGCCGGCATCACTACCACTCATAAACGCTACGTCGCCTAGAATATAGACCAAGTCTGTTGGATCTACTTGGGCGTTCCATTCTTCTACCATGGCATTGTTCATGTAGCCGACATCGTTATTAAATCGTGCTCGTGTCTGTGGACAGAAGCCCATAATGTTCTTGTGACCAAAATGTAAATCACTGGTTATCCATGTTTTCATTTTATTATCTCAATATGTTTCTTTTACTATGTCAAATTCTTCTGTGGGCCACTTGGCTTTAAACTCGTCTGTTTTGACATATTCGTTATATGATTTCGCATCAAAGAACACTTTATGGAAAGCTGTCTTAAATGTACCCTTGGGGTTAATTGTCAAATAAACCGATTTTGCTTTGCCTGCCATAAGTGCTCTTTTCTATTAAATACTTATTGTAACATTAAAAGAACAGTTAGTCAACTAGCAAACCAAATTTCTTTAAAACCTTCTTCCTCAGTAGGCATTTCAAAATTATCAATCATACTACGCATAACATGAGCAGGAATGTTCTTGCCAGGACGGTTCGCCAATCGTTTGGCTAACTCTTCTGCCTCAGGTGTTTTGAACACCACAGCAATGTGCTCGTAGTCTAGCAGCATGTTAAACTTACGAGCACGAGCTTTGACACCTGTGCTAGTTTGATCCCAAATAATGTCCTTGCCCGCCGCTCGAGCTTCTACTATTTTATCAGCCATTAACTTTACAGCAGTGGGCATGTAGTCGTCAAAAACTTCTGAATAAGTAGAACCTACTTCTTTAGCATAGTCCTCTACAAACTCGTCAGTGGATACAACTACACATTCACTAGCCCAGTCTTGATTTTTGATCCATGTGCTTTTGCCCGATGCAGGCACTCCTACTAATTGATAACATTTCGCCATTAATCTACATTCCTAAAAGTTCGCCAGTTGTCTACGTTGGGCTTTTCATCTTCGTCATAGTACCAACCCAATGCCTTCATCATGCGATGCTTGACCAACAGGTTAGGATTACGGAATCTTCCAGTGTCTTCAAAGCCCATCATAACGCCGACTTCACATACTGCACCACTACGGCAAATGCCAGCAAAGCAATGAACAACTACATTCATGCGATTGTCCTTTGCGTGTTGCAACAGTCGAACAAGCTCATTGGCCTGCTCTTGGCTGCACCGCATAGCTTCGTCAAGAACTTGATCATTTTTTTCTACATCCAGAAATTCAAAATTGTGAATCTCTTTGAACTTGTGTGCGGGAGCAGGGCGCCAACTTGCTGGATCAACAATACTGATCAGCATACTGTTCTCGCCTGCCTCGTGATGAAACCTCTTGGGGATATCATCAGCGGCTACGTTTTCGATCCATGGCATAACTTTTTCCTATTTTAATTTGCAGTGTTCTTTCTCAAAAGATACATAGTAACTTCGGGCCCGTCTACTTTAACAAGATCGTTAGGATACTTGTTACTACCAGTATACCATTTACTTGCACCTCGCCCTGCTTCGACAACTTTAACCATTTTAGGATTAAGTTTCTTTACAGTGCCTAGTTCTAGACTATTGTGGCTAGGATAGCACACTGCATCCCCTACAGCTAATACTCGCCCTAGTTTATCGTTGTGTTCTGGAACTGCTTTTGTCATACTCGTTCTCTTTTCATACCGCCAATCCGGCTGGCCATGTTCCAGTCATATGCAACACCATCTGGACATACTCCGTCCTTGACACTGTCTACACCGAATATACCACAGACTTCAAAATCTGGACCTACGATGGAAACGAATTCATTCATTGACTTAGCAACATTCATTGCCTCAGACAATGTAAGAACTTTAAAAGTTTCTTCTTTACCTATTACTTTATACATATAATCATTATACTTTCTTTTCAACATTTAGTCAAGAGAAAGCCCTACCGAAGTAGGG